CGGAGGGACCGTGACCCACTGCAACTGCAACGACCCGTGCTACCGATGCGACATCGGGAACAAGGGGGACGACTGCACTTGCTTCAACCCGTGCCACGTCCATCAGCCAGAAGCCACGGCCCGAGACGAACCAACGTTCAGTCCTCTGGCCCGAGCAGAGAGGCAGCGCAATAACCCACGCGTTGAGGTGGAAGAGAAGGCGCCGGTGCGCCGGAACCACCTGACCGGCGAGGTGCTGAGGCGGGCGAGCGGACCGTCTTGCCCCACCACGCGCACCACCGAATAGCAGCCAGCTCCCTTCGGCCACGAGCACCACCAGGCCGGACGCATTGCCGGACGCATCGGGTCGAGCATTCGGCTCTGCAACTAGCGATGCGGCTCAATGCGAACCCATGCACATCATCGGAGCCGGCCTCGATTCGGCCTTCTGAGACCCCCGGGTCACCCCCTGGGCGAGCGGGGTCCCCATCGCGCGCAACATCCATACCACCACCCACAATCACGCATCCGCAGTTCTCCTCCCCAGATCTGTACGTACATCCTCCCCCACCGCTACTTTCCGCCACCGTGGCGACGAGGACCAGCCGAACCGAGCGCATCCTCCTGCGGGTCTCCCCCGCCGAGAAGGAGCTGATCCGCGAGCGAGCGGGTGGGGCGAGGCAGATGAGCGACTACATCCGCCGGGTGGCCATCGAAGGGGCGGGCGCCGGTCGCGCCGGACGGCCTCCAAAGCCGCGCCCCGAGAGTTCGAATCTCTCCGCCCCTGCTCCCGGCTTCGAGCAGCGGGTCACCGCCAAGATGCATTCCAACGGCGTGCCACGGCGGTCGGCCGAGATCCTGGTCAAGCGGGAAATGGCGCGCGAGCGACCTTGATCGCGGCCTGCGAAGACTGTGGGCGGGTCAGTCCAGCTGCCCGCCGGCCGCAATGCCGCAATTGCGGCGGGCGCCTTGTCTTTGCTCGGATCGTTCTCAACGGCGAGGCAAGACGCAGGAGGAAGAAACGGGGCGCGCGGGTGGTGAGCGGGATGTCTCCTCGGCGCGAACGGATCTACGAGAGGGACGGCTACCGCTGCGTCGAGTGCGGAACCGACGAGAACCTCACGCTCGATCACCGCATCCCCAAGTCGCGCGGCGGATCGAACGAGGACTCCAACCTTCAGACCATGTGCGCGGCGTGTAATCAGGCCAAGGCGGATTCGATGCCCGCCGATCTGGTCGGTTCCGTTTATAGGATCTCCCCCGTTCTCAAATCGAGTGGGGAGGCAACATGAAGTACCGGGTTCTTCTGCTTGCGGTCGCGGGGCTGCTTGTGCTGGCGGCACCGGCCGAAGCGATCTACGGGCCGTACGCGGTCCGGCAGATCAAGCGATACGTCAAGGAAGGCTGCCACTCCTACCCAGGCTTCGACTGCATCGGCTGGAAGGTCTGGCGCTGCTACAGGATCTCGGCCCGCAAGGTTCGCTGCTACTCCAAGCAGGAATACAGCCACAACGGGAACTGGCGGGAATGCCGCTTCAAGACCAGCGCCATCGAGTCCCGGGACCATCAGTGGGTCACCCTGCACTTCGGGCACGCCCGGTGCTATTCGCTTAGCGGCGCGCCGATCCCGTAGCCGGTTCCGCTGCTCACGCATGTAGTTTGACGTTGTCCACACGGTTTCCTGATCGTGGGTCTGCGAGGGCGCCTCTCGGTCCAGAAGTACCAAACGAGGGGCGCCCGATTTCGTCCTAGGCAGGCGCCACACTGCCCCCGTCTTGGCGACCGCAGCCCCGATCAACACCGACGCCCTCCGCAGGCGGATCAAGGAAGAGACCCCCTTCTGGGCCGAGAACTTCGCCTTCATCATCGACAAGAACGGGCGGAAGATCCCGCTCCTCGGCAAAACCGGGCAGCTTGAGTTCGACCGGCAGCTAGAGGAGCAGCGAGCTGACGGCAAGCCGATGCGGGCGCTGAACCTGAAGGCGCGCCAGGTCGGCATGTCGACCTGGACGCAGGCGAAGGCGATCCACCGCTGCACCCTGCGTGAGCGCTACGACGCCCTGACCGTCGCCCACGACCGCGAGACCGGGGCCAAGCTCTACCGGATGGCCGAGACCATCTACGCGAACCTGCCCGACGACCCTGAGTTGAAGCCCGCTTTGGGGCAGCACCGTCGTCAGCGGTTCCTTCACTTCGCCGGAGACGCGCTTTGGACCAGCGGCGATGCCTTCCCCGACTCTCGCTACTACGTCGATACGGCGGGCGAGTTCCAAGCCGGCCGTGGCGGCACCTACCGCCTGGTCCACGGCTCCGAGGTGGCTTTCTGGCCGCAGATAATGTTGAAGCTCACCGCTTTGATGGCGGCCGTCCCCGACGACCCGGAGAGCCTGATCGCGCTGGAGTCCACCGCCAACGGCTTCAACGAGTTCAAGGACATCTGGGACGACGCGGAAGAAGGCCGCAGCGACTACATCGCGTTCTTCTGGCCGTGGTGGAAAGAGGACGAATACCGCCGCCCGTTCCTCAACGAACTGGACCGCGAGCGGTTCATCGTGGGGGACGCGAACAATCCCTACGCCGAGGAAGAGCCCGAGCTGGTCAAGAACTTCGACCTCGACCTCGAGCAGCTGAACTGGCGCCGCTACGTGATCGCCAACAAATGCGGCGGCGACATCCGCATCTTCCACCAGGAGTTCCCGTCCACTCCCGAAGAGGCGTTCATTTCGACCGGCAAGAAGGTCTTCGATCCCTACAGGGTCGCCCAGCTGCTCGTTACGGTTGATCTGACCGATCCGCGCAAACCGACCGAGGCCAACCCGGGGCCGCTGATCGGCGACTTCAAGGCGGCGGAGGAGAGGACCGAAGTCTCCTCCCGGGCCGGCGCCTCGGTGCAGATCCCGACGAAGGCCGTATGGACGCCACGGCTGCCCGGGATCGCCAACCCGACCGCACCCTGGAAACTATGGCTGGATCGCGATGAGCGGGGAATGCCCGAGCTAGCCGAGCACCCCAGCCGCACTGATCGCGATCAACTGGCCCGTAGCGGTCCAAAGGGCGAGTACATCGTCTTCGTGGACCCGTCCGGCGGGCAGATGGAGGAGACCGATGAGCCCGACTACCACGCGATCGAGGTGATCGACCACGCGACGGGGGATCAGGTGGCCGAGTACCGCAGCCGCATCGACCCCGACCTGCTCGCCCGCGAAACGCTACTGGCGGCGCTTTTCTTCAACCACGCCCACATCGGGGTCGAGCGGACGGGTGGCTGGGGGCTCCCGATCCTGCGCTTCCTCTACCTCGACGCCCACTATCCCCACGTCTATCGCTCGAAGAAGGTCGGTGCCTCAAGCGAGTCGACCGAGCAGCGCCTCGGCTTCAGCACCGACGTCAGGACGAAGCCGATCCTCGTCGCCGGGATGCAGGAGCTGATCCGGATCGAGAAAAGCGGGATCAAGTCCCGGGTGCTGGCAGGAGAGGCGCGGACCTACACCCAGACCGACGCCGGGAAGATGCAGGCCGAGCCGGGGAAATACGACGACTGCCTCATGGCCTACATGGGCGCCCAGCACCTCGCGCGGGAGCTTCCGCTGAAAGGGCGGTTCGAGGCTCCGACCAAAGCTTCGGGTTTCGCCGTCGGCGGGGCAGGCGTTGGCGGCTACGACCCTCGCTACGCCTGAGCTGTCAGGTCGGACGTTCCATCCGCCCCCAGCGTCACCCTGCCGCGTGTCTGGTTAGGCCGGACACTCGACATGACGCCCGCTCTCTGGATTCCACCTTCCGCGCAGCCGAAGCCTGAGCCGCGCCTGCGCTGCACCGTGCCGGGCTGCGACCACGATCCGTTTCCGCTGGCACAGCAGGAGCAGTGGCGGCGACATGTCAAGGCGTGCTCGAAGCGCAACTTCGGAGAGATCGAAAGGGAGCTGGCGCGCAAAGAAGAGACCTACTTCACGAAATCGGCGGACCCCGAAAAGTACGCCTACCTGCGAAAGGGAGGGACCGTCTGATGGCACGGAAGCTGATCGGGGACATCGTCTTCGCCCAGAACGAGGAGCTCGGCTACTACCCGGGCGACGAGGCAGCCCATCGGGCGGCCCTCGCTCTGGCCGATCGCTTCGACGCGCCGACGATTATTGCCCTCACCAACGCCCTGACCTTCACCCGCGAGATGGGCGGTCAGTTCTGGGCGGTGACCCTGCGAGAGCGGGTCAACGAGCAAGGGGAATTTGTCCCCGAGGACCAACCCGGCGAGTACCGGACCGTGATGCTCCGCTTCGAGTACGAGAGCCGGGACGCTCGGCTCGCCAAGGCCACGGTGCCCCCGTCACAGGTCGGTGGCATCCCGGTCAGTGGTTTCGCCGAGGTCCCGACCCGGATCGAGGTCCAAGAGCCGCCGCCGATGACCGACGAGGAGGTGGAGACCCACCCCGAGGAGATCGAGCAGGCCGCCGCCGAGGAGCGACAGGCGCCGACGCGGGAGCCAGTGGCCTAATGGCGTGGCGGCTCAGAAAGAAGAAGTCGAAGCCCCGCCTCGTCTATGCGGCGAATGCGCGTTGTTCGTGCGGTTTCGGGCTCGCCTACCGACCGGGCAAGGACCGGAGTTGGGATTGCTCGGGAATCTTGCTTGGCACGGCTGCCCCAGAGGTCACCCACACCGACCGATTGCCCTTTTCCTTCTACGAAGTGAGGAGCGAGAAGCAGCCCTCCGCTAACGGCCGGACGACCCGCCCCGCCTGATGCCCGGCCTCGCCAAGAAAGACGAACTCTCGGAGGACCAGAAACGGTGCCTCCAGATGGTGATCGACAAATTCAACGCGGCCGACAAACTTCACTCCCAACTCGTCCCGCGCTGGAACACCTTCTACGGCCTCTCCCGCAACTGGCGCCGTCTCGCCATCGCCCACCAGCAAGCGAGCAGCGCCCGTGATCGCGATGTGGTCCAGCAGGAGGTACGCCGTCAGTTCGGGCAGGAGCTGTTCGTTCCGTACTGCTTCACCGTGATCGAGACGAACGTGCCCCGCGTGCTTTCTCAGACGCCCCGCTACCGGGGGTTGCCCGGAGACGCGACGGTCGCTCCCGAGGCGTGTCGGGGCCTCGAGCAGCTCTACGAACGCGACAGCCGCGCGATGAAGTACGAGCGCAAGCTTCAGGAAACGGCCCGGTCAGGGTTCCGCTATGGCCTCGGCGTCCAGAAGGACTACTGGGAGAAGAAAACCCGCGACGGCAAGAAGATCGCCAAGAAGTACTTCGGGCTCGGGCACAAAGTCGTGGACGATCAGATCGTCGTCTTCGAGGGCCCGCAGGTCGAGTCCGTAGACATCTACGACTTCTTCTGGGATCCCACGGCCCGCGACCTGGAGACTGCCTCCTACGTCATCCACCGCACCTGGCGCTCGGGCCAGTACATCAAGGACCGCGTCGCGGAAGGTCGGATGAACCGCGCAGAGAGCCGCGACCAGGGCTGGGTTGACCTTGACCTCGAAGCCATCTCCCGGATGGGCTCCGCGACCAAACGAGGCGAGGCGTGGGACGGGCGGCTCCAAGCCTCCGGCCTCAGCGGCTACAACACCGAAGGCAACGACCTGCATGAGGTCTGGGAGTACCACGACCGCGACCAGGTCATCACCGTGATCGACCGCGAGCTGCTCGTGCAGGAGGACATCAACCCGTTCTTGCACGGCGACTTCCCGTTCCAAATCTTCCGGCCGACCATCGTTGAGCAGGAGTTTTGCGGCATCGGCGAGGTCGAGCCGATCGCGCATCTGCAGTGGGAGCTGAACACTCTTCGTGGCCAGCGGCGGGACGCGGCCACCCTCGCCCTGAACCGCGGCTACTTCTACCAAGTCGGCACCCTCGACCCGTCGAAAATCGTCACTGGCGCTGGTGTCTTCAACCCGGTCTTCGCCAACCCCAGCGAAGTCATTCAGCCGATGCCCTTCGTGGACATCCCCCAGTCGGGCGAGTCCGAGGAGCAGGCCATCAAGGGGGACATCGAGCTTACGAGCGCGATGTCCGAAGCCGTGGTCGGGTCGGGCGGCGAAGAAACTGCCACCGGCACCCAGCTTGTACAGGCGGCGGCCAACCTGCGCATCAAGCAGAAGGCGAAGAACCTCCATATCGACCTCCTGGTTCCCGAGGCGGCGCTGCGGAAAGCCCTCTACGAACAGTTCTACGTGAGCGCGAATGCCACCCAGCCGGTTCGTGTCGAGGACAGCACCACCCCGACCGGCTTTGCCTTCATCGAGGTCACGCCTGACGTCATGTCGGCGAACATCGAAATGGTCCCCGTGGACGGCTCGACCGAAGCCGACGACCCCGCCCAGAAGAAGCACGACGCGATGGAACTCGCCAACACCCTGGCGCCCTTCGCCGAATACCTCAACGTCCCCGAGCTCGTCAAATACGCCCTCGGCCAGCACGACATCGACAACGCCGGCGACTGGATCAAAGAACCGTCGAGCGGCCCGGACATCGGGCAGATCGTCCAGCACATCGGGCAGGCGATGAGGGAGGCGGGGATCCCGGAAGACGAGGCGACCCAAATCCTCGAAGCCGCCCTGCAGACCGGCGAAGCATCCCAACCGCAAGAAGAACCGTCCGGAGAAGCGCCCGGGCCGGAATCAACCGCAGCCGCCCCGGCGGCACCCGAACCCGTAGGAGGGTGACATGGCAGCCAAAGCGAAATCCAAAGCCAAACCGACCGCCAAAAAGGCCGTGAAGAAGACCTCGAAGCCGAGGGTCAACGCGCAGTCGGTCCCCAACCATCGCTTCGAGCCGGGGACGAAAGTCGGCATCTTCCCGGCACACGAAATCAGCGTGGAGCGCGGCCTTGGCCGTGAGCCGATTCCGAAGCCGACCAAAACGGCAACCGTCAAGAAGGACGGCTCGCTCTCGGTCTCGGGTCTCAAGGCGGGCAGCTACCTCGCCGCAGCGCAGGTCGGCGAGGGCGATGACGCCCAGTACCTCTACGTCCAGTTCTCCGTGAAGTGACATGAGCGCCAGCTTCAAACTCACGGGCCCGACCTTCCCGGATGGGACCACTGTCAAGGCGTATCCGGCCTCCAACTGGCCGACGCCCGGGCAGCCCTCAGGCGCTCCGGTCGGGACGGCTGCAGCCGAAGGTACGGTCAACGGCTCGGCCGTGACGCTCTCGGGCCTCACCAAGGGCACCGAGTATTGGGCCACCGCGGAAGTCGGCGGTCACTATCGCTACGTGGGTTTCACTGCGGGGGCGGACACTGCCGAGGTGGCGGAAGTTCTCCACGCGACCGATCTGGGCGCGCCAAGCGAAGCGGGGAAAGGTCTGTCCGCCACTGACCTAGCGGTAGTTGCCGGGCTGGACCAAGTCGTTTACCTGCACAAGTACCTCGACCAGGCGAAGGTCGGCAAAGAAGAAGATGTCAGCGCTGAATTCTCGGCCGCCGACAAAGTCGCCGAAGAACAAGGCGCGATCCTGGTTCTGCCGAACTACGCGATCGTCCTCCGCGGCACGACCAGCCGGGCCAACGCGGCAAACTCGAAGTGGCGCATCGTCCGCTCGGGGCCGAAGTCGAAGATCATCGACAAGAACACGAGCGGGCCGATCCTCAGCTACGTGCGCAGCGACGGCAACCAGGGCAGCGTCATCTGGGACTTCGACTACGAGCTCGCCTGCCAGAAGCCGGAAAGCTCCTGCTTCCGCCTCGAAGAGCTGCGGACCTCGCACTCGCGGATCAACATCGACGTGCGGGGCAACAACACGACGAAATTCTACAAGTGCCGAGAGGTCTTCCGCTGCATCAACATGTGGGAGATGAACTTCGCTGAGACCTCCTTCAGCGAAATCGTCGGGCACACGATCTGGTACGACTGCCCCGACCTGAACGGCGGCAACGTCGACCTCTCCAACGTGCACCAAGTCTTCTGCGTTGGCGGCGTGGTCATCAAGGGGAACTCGACGACCAACAACGTCCTCTTCGGCAACTTCAAGGCGCTGAACTCCAACGCGGGGCGGCAGTACGTCAAGAAGTTTGAAACGTCGCTTCCGGCGGCCGGCGTGACCGAAGTGCAGATTGAGACGGGAGTCGCAGCCAACTTCTTTCCTGCGGGTGGCACGGTGATCCTTTACTCCGCAGCCGGCCTTGACATCCTTCACCTTGACGCATCTGCCCCGTACAACGCGACGACCGGGAAACTCAAGTTCTGGGACGCCGTGACGAAGAACCACGCGGGGCAGACCGATATGCGCGTCTTCTGCGCAACCAACTGGGGCATCATCACGGACTTCTTCGCCCCCAACCTTAGCTTCAAAGCGTCCCACTTCGAGCGCTCGCCGTGCTTCATCAAGGACGCTCACGTGACCTTCGACGACTTCGAGCTCTCCGTCGCCCACCAGGCGAACGACGGCGAACCGAATGCGGTCTTCGCGGCCGGGAAAAACACGAACGTCGTCTTCCGGACCGGCCTCTTCGCTAGGCCGGGCAGCGAAGAACCCCGCACCTCAGTTATCCGGGCTGTGACGCCGGCGCCTAGCGCGAACAGCGGCATCCCGACCTTCCACGTCAGCGAGGATGTCCGGACCCCGCCCAACCAGGGGCCGATGGACCAGGCCAGCGAACAGTGGCGGTACTACTCGCCAATCGATATCTACGAAAGCAAGTCGGAATTCCCGCAGGGTTGCAAGGTCAAGAGCGCCGCCACCGGCACGCAGCGCAACACCATGAAGGCGGAGAGTGCTTGGCGGTCCCCGAGGAAAGTCAACGCCACCACGACGCTGCTCGACAACGACGACATCGTCATCGCCACGGTGGGAAACATCACGCTGTCACTTCCCTCGCTGCGGAACAAGCAGGTCACGATCGTCAAGGCCGATGCCAACGAAAACGCGCCGATCAAAATCAAAGCCGCGTCGGCCGGAGTGAAAATCGAAGGGCAGGAAGAAATTCGGCTCGTCATACCGAACTCGTCGGTGACGATCGTCTACGAGAAGGAAAGCAACGAATTCCGCATCGTAGCGTCGGGCATTCGGCGCCGGGAAGCAGAAGGCACCGCGGAACTTCCCGAAGGCTCGGCGAGCAAAGAAGTCGAACACCATCTGGGGGTCGAACCGAAAAGGGTGCAGATCACCTACGAGGGCGAAGAAAGCTCGAACATACGTGTCGTCAAAGGGTCGAAAACCGCTACCACGATGACGCTGGCTCGCTCCGTGACGACGAAAGCGGCACTGGTCCACTGGCGGGCCGTGTACTAATGGCCTCTTTCGCCCTCGCCAACACCCCGTTCCCCGACGGCACCGAAGTCGGTGCCTACGACGCGACCGGCTATTCCACGTTGCCGACGAACGGGCCTCTGGGCGACCCTGCTGCCACTGCGACGGCGAGTGAGCGGACGGTCTCGTACACCGGGCTGGAGGACGCGACGGCCTACTTCGCAGCAGCATTCGTCAGCGACAAGTGGCTCTGGCGCCGGTTCGTAACGTCTGCGGCCTCGGAACCGGAAGCCTGGGAAAACGCGCTGGGTGAGGAGGTCGCACAGCGGGAAGGGGAGGACCAGGGCCTGGCGAGCCAAGTGGCCTTTATCAAAGAGGCTGCAATCAACGTCCAGTACCCCGAGTACGGAGCCAAGGGCGACGACGAAACCGACGACTATGAAGCGATCCAGGCGGCCGTCGATACGGCCAGCGACGCGGGAGGGGGAATCGGAGGGGGGGTGGTCTTCGCTCCGCCGGGCATTTACATCGTCTCGGAAACGATCAAGCTGCCGCCTAATATCCGGCTGGTCGGTGCGGGTTGGACGTCAACCATCCTCAAGGCGAAAGATGGATCGAACATCACCGTCCTCGAAGGTGTGGATTACGAGACGACCGGGACGAAGAACGGGGCAGTCGAACACCTGATGGTCGACGGCAACAAGGCTAATAGCACCACCACCCACGGTCTCAAGTTCCAGGCGCAGAACTGGTACTTCAACAAGGTAATTGCCCTCAATTGCGACGGGCACGGCTTCGACATCAAGCTCACGACCGAAACCGAGCAGCAGACGGTCGGCCTTGACAACTGCCTCGAGTCCTGTCGCGCGATCGGCTGCGAAGATCGCGGCTTCAACATCGAAGCCCACGACACGCTGATGATCGACTGCCAGGCGATCCAGTGCAAGGAATGCGGCTTCTATTGGGCCACCAACGGCTACATGATCAATTGCCATTCTTGGTGCTACGACTCGACGCTGGAATCGGCAACGAAGACTGGTTATCGGCTGTCCACCTCCGTGCACTGCATCGACTGCATTGCCGAGGGGGCCACCGAACGGGAGGTGCTGTTCACCGGGAACGTCGCTTCTTGGACGGGCGGCGAGGTCTTCAACGCTGTTAGCGCCCCAAACGCACACCTCTTCGAGGTCAGCGGGGGCACCTCCATCATGATCCGCGATCCGTGGTGCCACGATTTCGGCACCGGCGGAGCCGTCCACTTCACCACCGACGGCCAGGCATCGCAGATCCGCATCCGGGCCTACGACTCGGCCAACAACGAAGCGATCACCGGCGCCCCCCACGACGAAGTTTTTCCCGACGTCATCCTCGGTGGCGCGACCAAACTCGGCAAAGGCGCCTACTTCAAGCGCAAGCAGCTCAGCTTCATCTCCACTGACGGCGCCGACGCCCCCAACAAGACGATGTACCTCGACATCAACAACGGGCGTCTCCGGTTGAAAGACGGCATTGGGACCATCCGCGATTTTCAGATGGCCGCAGGGGAAGTAACGGAATCGGGCGAAACGATCTCTGTCAGCACCAGGGGCAGCCTCAACGAAATCACGGGCGGAGCAGAAATCGAAAAGATCACCCCGACGTTCAGGGGCCATCGCGTCGTCCTTGTCTTTAAGGGCGCCGCCAAACTCGTGAAGGGCTCGACCGAAGCGAAAAACCTGAAAATCAAGGAAACGATCGCTCCGGGAGTAGATGGCGCCTACCCAATCATCTGCGACGGCACCTACTGGTACGGGCCGGCTTAGTTAGGAGCGTGGACTGATGGCCACCCGGAAGACTCAGCCCTATCGGAAGGGTCGCGCCAGGCCCGCCGGGGCCACTCTCGCGGCAATGCTTCGCGGAGAACCGGCGCTGCGTCCGCATCCTCTGACCGCACAGCGGAAGCTCAAGAAACGGCGGAAGGTGAAACGCGCTTCCGTCCGGCCGTAGCCGCAGAATGCGCGCCGACTGTTATATGCCGACCGTTCACGACACGCCCGCCATCCCTATCGCTCTGACTGAGTCGGCCCAGAGACAGGTCGAGATCGGCGAAGAGGTGCAGGCCCTGATGGAGCATCCCGGCTGGGGGCACCTGAAGGCCGCGACGGCAGTTCGTCAGCGGATGCTCAGTTCCGGCCTCATGGCCATCTCAGGAACTTCCGAGGCCGCCAGGTACTCAGACCTGACGGGTCACATGAAGGGGGTCGGGGAGATCGAGTCGATCGCTCGTGGCCTCATCGACGTAGGAGACCAGGCCAAGGCGCAGACGCGTGAGGCCGAGATCGAGAGGGA